TCGCCCCTAAAATCTTTGCTTGATTTCAGCAGATACTCCAGTAAAGAATGCCATCATTTTCATATTGGCACCTAGTTTCATACTTGACTCATTTAAGTTACCAAACTCTTCTGCTATGGCTCTTGATTCTGCTCCAAAAAATATAAACTCTGGTCTACTTAAAATATCCATTAAACCAGCACCAGTACCTTGCATGCTTTCAAGTAGATTTTTACCTATATATGCTGCTATAGCCACACCTACTGCTTTTGCTCCCACAGCAAGTGATTTCATTCCAGCTACACCTTGACTCATACCTTCACCAATTCCGTCTTCGTAAATTTTACCTGCTTTATCTAATGCACTACTTAGTGCTCCTCCTATTACTGGAATCTTTGATACAATATTTTGAATACCACTAAGTCTTTTATTAAATGACTCTACTTCTTCTTCTGCAAGACCTTTTAATTTTCTTTGTTGGTCAACACGAAGTTTTAATGTTCTTAAAATTTTAACTTCATCAGTTCTACCTTTCTTTTTAGCTTCGGCTATTTTATCAGCCAAACCTAAACCCGTTAAATCTTGTTTAAGTACATTTTCTTTACTCGCTATTAATTTTTTTCCAATATCAACTTGGTCTTGAAACCTATCTCTCGTTGCTTCTGTAACATTAGCCAACTTTTGGGCTTTCTGTTCAAGAATAGTATATACTTCCTCTATACCTTTAGCATCTTGAGCTATATCTTTTAAATCTTGAGCATAAGTCCGAGTTTTTCTATCAGATTTTCTAGGTCCTCGTGGCATCTATTTTCCTGTTGATTTGTTTTTTTAAATTGATTTATATCCCAGCTGATTTTAAAGCTTTATCTAATACTGGATTAGCTTTTCTTTCTTTTTCAGCCTTTGCCATAATTTGTTTTTGATTTTTTTCTACTTTAGTCATTAATTTTTGCATCTCTGGATCTTTAGCTAATTGTTTTCTTATTTGTTTAGCTTTTCTTCCAGCCAAAGCTTTTATTAAAGAACCAATAAACTCTTTAAGTACTGATTCATTTTTATATGTATATTTTCCTATTTTACCAGACATTACTAAAACTCCTAAATATATAGTTACTCATTTATAAATATCAAAAATAGTAAAATTTATTTTTTTATACGGGGAATTGTTTGTTTATGTTTTTGTTGCTCTTTTTTTATTTGAGTAGTCTCTTCTTTATACTGTTTTTCCAGTCTTTTATAGTAGAAACTACGTAAATAAATAGGCATATTGTATACTTCGTCAAAAGTGAAACCACCTTTACCGAAATATATTAATTGAAAGACTTGTTCGTGAATTAAAGGTTTGTCTTTAGGCTGAAGGCCAAAAAAACTGTGCGGTGAGTTCCACCGCCACCTCCTCTTCTCTACCATCAGGAAAAGTGGCTATTGTAGTCATATTTATATCGGGATTGATAGAATTTAAGTATTTTCTTAACTCTAATGAATCTACTGATAAAAGTTCATTATCAACAAACTCGTTAATATGTTGTTTTTCTGAATTACCATCAACTGAAGCTATTATTCTTTTCATACGACTTGTCATTGTTTTAACAATAGAACCTGGAAGTTTTTTTAGTGCTGTAGCTTCTCTTTCAAGTTCTTTTTCATCTTTATGAGTAAGAAATCTAAGTGTTATTGTTCTTTCACTATTAGGTAAAGTAAATGGAAACTCATTAACACCTTCTGTTAATTCTGTAACATTAATTTCTTTATCATTTAACGTAGTTAAATCTACAGTTGCGTTAACTTCTTCACCACTATCGTCAAATGTTACAAATTCATACATCTTACCATAAGCAAGTATTCTAGCCGCAACAATAAGTGCATTTTTATCACCAATAAGTATATCACCTAAATTTATTTTTTTATCAACTATTAATGCTTCTAACAGCTTATCAATAGCAATTCCTTGTTTCAACAAGTTAGGAGAAGTAAGAATATCTTCTTCTCTTGCTGTCATATATTTCATTTCCACTTTACCTGATGCAAGCGGACTGTCTTTTGGATAAAAATATCCCTTAGACGGTAATTCCACTACTTCAGTAGGGAATTTAGTATCATTAGCCATAGCTGACTCCTTTATGATTAAATTTTAATAACTAATTATAATTATAACCTTTTAGTTTTAAATAACAATTTTATTTTTTTGACGGTGCGAATTTCTCTTTGATTGGTTTAAGAATCATATCGAAAACGATATCGTCATATTTTGTCGGGGTAAGTTTCACGATTTTTTCTAATGCGTAAATAACTACCAAAATATATTCCCAATTTGCTGCTATAAATTCAGTCATTTTTATTCTCCGTTAAATGTTTAAACTTGGATGTTGTTCTTTATGATGAGTTTTACACAAAACAACTCCACTACAATATTTTTTCATAACCACTTAAAATAATACTTTAATCAAAATTGTAAAATCGCATAATCATATTTAAGTGTTAATTGTATTTCTGCTGGATCACTTGATGCATAATCTAAATCACCAAAGTTAGCAGTTTCAATATATGTACCTTTTAATGTCCACTCTTCCACAACATCACCAACTGGACCTAACATATTAAATGTAACATCTTTTTTATAAAAATCTGAGTATCCATCACGACCAGTTACAGACTCGTGAGATAACCTAATCCATTCCATAACTGCTTGTGCTGCAGAAGGAACAACTGGGTCATATAAAGTAATATCTACTGGTTGCCATGCTCCTTTACCTTTAATATAACGCTTGACATTAATATGGTCTAAGACAATCTCTTCAAACTGTATTTGAGGTCTGTTAGCAGTTTTTATTAAATAAGCGGGTACACCTTCTATATACATGATGAACCGATTTTTAGTTTTCGGTTCAAATGGTGTGAACATAATTTCTGACGGGTCTAATGTAGCCATTTCTTCAATCTCCTAAAAAGTCTTTTATTTCTACTCATAAATAAATATCAATTAAATAAATTTTCAATAATTTATAACACATAAAGAAAAACCCCACAATAAAGTGAGGTTTTTCTAGTATACGTTACTATTTGTTATAAGTCAAACTTACTCAGGAAACGCGGCTCCTGTTGGTTGTACGATGAAGTCTAATACAATAAACTCAGCTGTACGTGTTGGTTGAATAAATATTTGTCCAACCAATTGATTTCTATCTATTACATCTGGTGTATTATTAGAATCATCCATCACTACTCTAAACGCACTTAAACCACTATTTTGTTGTACTTGTTCAAGATAAGGATTCACAATATTCAAGAAACGATTTCTCAATGCTTGACTATTTTGTTCGAATACTAAGTATCTTGATGCACTTGCAATAAACTTTCTCATTGCAATTAACAATCTACGAACATTAATTCTATCTAATGCCGATGGTTTAGATTGTAGTGTTTTCTGTCCAAAAACAACAACGCCTTGACCTGGAAATGAAGCTATAGGATTAATTCTATTTTCATACAAATCATCACGTTCTGCATGAGTCAATCTTGTCTTAGCTTCTAATACTGTAGTTAATCCACCACGATTCAAACCTGCTGGTGCGAACCATTCGTGAGCTACTTTATCAGTATATGCTATTGTACCAGGTAATACTACTGAAGGTGGTACCCAAACTGGTCTTGAAGTATCTCTATCTTCTATCTTAACCCATGGATAATATGTACCTGCATAATTAGTATCTACTGCCTTAATTGTAGCTTTAACTGTTGATATTGAATCACCAAATCCAGCTGCATCTAATACATAAAATGCATCAGCTCGAGATTCAACTTTAGATATTGCATGATTAGTTACAGATGAGTGTAATCCGTGAATTACACCGGGTGTTACTAATAGATTAATATCAAATTCATCAGGATTACTAATTGCATTAATTGCTCGTTTATAAGCTATTGAACCACTAGCAGTGGAACTTTGACAATCAAATCCTTGTGTATTTGAATTTACAATATCACTACCTACATAATAAGGTGTTGCTGGATTTCTTCCATCAAATCCCCATTGGAAAGGAACAACAAACTTTAACTGTTGTGTTGCTGAGTCCGCTAATGAAAGGTTGGAAGAACCAGTAGTATAAGTTGAAGATATTGAAGTATCAAAATCATTATTTCCGAACATATCAGAAAGACTCATAGTTACATTATTACCTGCATTAGCCGAATTTGCTATCGGTGCTAGGTATTG